GATGCTATTGCGGATCCGTTCCATCTGGCCTTCTGTGCGGGTTCGAAACCGCTTTATCGCCTAACGTTAGGGCGATGGACAGTCCAGTGGTACCGGAGATCAGTCTCAGCTCCTAGCAATCGCTAGCCTTAGAGGAGAAGTTTCGTGAGCAACCAAGTCGTTTCTGTTCCAGGTGTAAACAACTGGAAGAGAGTCTGGCCCAACGGCACTGTTGTTGGGTCGGGCTCGGACGTCGTGGCAAATGCTCGCTACTTCTTCGAAAACCGTCCAGACCGAGTGAGAACTCGGAAACCGACTGGATGGCTGTACCCTAAGGGTTACGAGTTGAGCATGAACCGTTACGTGATGCCTCACGGCACGATGTCGCGTGATGTCGGTGGCGGTGTCCTGTTGATTCAGGATGGCGCCCTCGGCACGACGACATCAGGTGGGCCATTTCAAAATTGGCCTGCCCTTTCCGGTTCAGACATTTCGCGGGCTGAGATCAAGGCACTTGAGGCTCTCAAAGAGCAGAAAGTCAACCTTGGTGTCGCTTTTGCGGAGTGTCAGCAAACCGCCGATCTTATCGGCAGTTCTGCGTCCAAAATCGGACGGAGCTTTTCCCAACTAGCCCATGGGCAGTTCAGGAAAGCAGCGCAAACCTTGGGTGTTAACCCTCGGCACGCGCCGCGGCACTGGCTGGAGCTTCAGTACGGTTGGAAACCACTGCTATCTGACGTCTATGGAGCAATTGACTCGCTTCAGCGTACCCAAAGTGAGCACTGGGTAGTGACCACAAAGGGGGCAGTAAAGAACGTCTTAAAGGCGGATACCCTGTTTCAGGATTCTGCCAGATCGACGCTTCGAAAAGAGTCGGGGTTTTCCGGCGTGTTTGTCAGGCTCGATTATGAGCCTGGTAACACGTTCTTGTCCTCACTCGCCAACGTTGGCATGACCAACCCGTTGGAAGTCTTATGGGAAAAGGTCCCTTACAGCTTCGTCGTCGATTGGTTCCTTCCGATCGGCGGCTGGCTGGGCTCTATGGACGCTGCCTATGGGTGGCGCTTTAAGAGTGGCTCTAGGTCCGAGTTCCGTAAGAAGATCGTATCTGTTACGAGCGCTGGGGTTTACTACCCTGTCGTCGCGTGCAGCTACGCGGGGAACGAGAAGTATGTCGACCTGAAAAGGACGGTCTACTCTTCGTCTCCCCTTCCTAGGTTCCCGGGGTTGAAGAACCCGGTGAGTCTTGCACATGCAGCGAACGGTTTGTCGCTTCTTGCGCAAGCATTCGGGCGGTCACCCACTAGGGGTGTCCGTTAACTTCCATTCCTTATTAAAGGACCCAAAACCATGCCTGCTATTGGGCAAATTTCCATCCTTGATGCCAAGGGTACGCCTGTTGCCCACGTCTTCGATCCGGTGACTACCGACGGAGCTGTGGGTCAGTTGGCTAACCGTGCGGCCACGATCCCGCAAGGGTTCGAGAAGCTCACTCTTGAGCTGAAACCGCCGAGTTCGCCGACTGCGGCATACCGACTGATTGGGAAATTTGTGTTTCCCACTGTCGCGACCGTGGACGGAGTTGATGCGGTGACTCGGAGTTCTTCCGCCGAGTTCACCTTCAATTTCTCCCAGTTGAGTAGTTCGCAGGATCGGAAGGACTACCTCAAGCTCATGCAGAACCTCTGCGGCCACGCTACTGTTGTGACGATGGCCACGAACCTTGAGCCCCTCTACTGAGGGGCTCGGGGCTGGAACTGCCCGAGCCTTGAGCTACGGTTTTACCGTAGTCCTTTCCGTTCTTGCAGGGCTCTTTCTAATAGCCCTGCTCCTGTTGCTTATGGCACAGGTCTTATTGAGGTCTCCTTATGAGAAAGCGAAAACTGCTCACTCGGCCGAAATATCGGCCGTTCGTTGTGGCCCCTCAGACGCAGAGTCAGGCAATACATCGCCTGATACGGACTCTGGGCTGTCATACCCCGTTTCACCCGGACATTCGTCCGTGTGGCTGGGACCTGAACCCGAAACGGTTCAGTGACGCCCAAAGTTTTGCGATCGAGTACCTACAATCGGAAATCCTCTCTAAGTACGACGACGGGAAACCGTCCAAGACTAAGGAGGATACGACGTGGGCTCGATTTTATGCAGCTGAGGAGATGTGTCGCTCCACAAACTTTCGCTTGCGGCATGACAAGAGTTTGTACTCTACTAGTGCAACCTCCGTTTGGTCAGTAATTGAACTGGCCCGGCGCAAAATGAAACGCTTGCTTGGGGAGTTTAGTTGGGACGACGCTTCTGTCCACTTCGGCTGGGGCCCGGGTGCAAGCACCCGGCTGCCACGTCGTCGTTCGGATGCCGCCTTTAAATATTCGGGGCGACCTGATACAACGATCGGGAATGCGATCCTGGCTAACGCATGTATTATGCGTTCCCCCCTCTGGCAAGAGGGCCTCACATTTGAGGAAGGCTCCGGCTACTGTTCCATCGTACCCGGAAATCGCATTACAACTGTGGCGAAGAACTACAAGACTAACCGTACGATAGCCGTCGAGCCCTGTATGAACATGTACGTTCAGAAAGGGATCGGCGGCCTCATGCGGCGACGTCTTAAAAGAGCAGGCTTCGATCTGAACGATCAAACCAGGAACCAGAGGTTGGCCCTCATCGGGTCTTTCTCTGGCACCTTGGCCACGATCGACATGTCGATGGCGAGTGACACCGTCTCTTACGAGCTGGTGCGCCTTCTTGCTCCTTCCGATTGGTTTGAGGCACTTGAGCAGTGCCGCAGCCCCGTCGGGGTTCTTCCTGATGGTACTAAAATTTGGTACCATAAGTTCAGCTCCATGGGCAACGGCTACACGTTCGAGCTTGAGACAGCAATCTTTGCTGCTCTTGCTCTAGCTGTCGCTGAAATCCTTGGAGTTGACGCCTCTCGTATCGCAGTCTACGGGGACGATGTCATCGTCCCTTCTGCGATGGCCCAACTGTTCCTCGAAGTAATCTCATTCTGCGGATTTAAACCCAACGAAAAGAAGACCTTCGTGGACGGGCCATTCAGGGAGAGTTGCGGTAAGCACTTCTTCCTGGGCTACGAGGTGACACCTTTCTACGTCAAAGAACCCATACGGTCCATTTCCCAACTTTTCCTGCTGCACAACCAGATTTATCGGTGGTGTAGTCGGATGGGTTGGGCTCGCCTTGACGGCGAGGGACTGCGTGGAGTTTGCAAGGGCGTCCGTTCTAGGGCACCCTCGCATTGGCGTAGGCCTCGACTCCCTGACGGCTTTGGCGACGGTGCCTTTATCGGCACCTTCGACGAAGCTTGTCCCAGACCAGCAAGTCCCCATCCCGAATATCTTGGGTTCGAGGGCTATCTGGTAGAGCATTTGGTCCCTGTCGCCGAGAGTTGTTATCTCGATGATAAGGGCCAGTTACTCTCTTGCTTGGACAAGGTCAGGGGTGGCTGGTCTGTCTTCGCGACGATCAGCGAGTCAAGTGGGGGGCGATCACTAGCCCCCAGGGTACGAGAATTGACAACTCTCGTTCCACAGTTCCCCACGGTGGATCCTTTCACCGTGTTCTCCTCACTTGAG